CGTGTAGAATATGATCACCTTGCGATGATCGCGCACCACATGTGCGGCATACGACAGACGTGTAGGATCTGTATCGATCACCCTCCGCAGATAAAAGCACAGCTCAGTGGCGTTGAGGAACGGCTCTTCCGTCTCAGGATTCCACCGTGTCTTCATCGCCTTGCGAACCGTCTCCTTATCATACGCGCAAGTCAGTTGATGTACCACGCGTTCGGTCTCTCTCGGCACCTCGCAGGTCACCAGCACATGATCACGGCACCTGTTCAGATAATCCTCATCGATCCAGCGGTCTATTCTCGGATACTTCGTGTACCGGGAATATACTGCATGACGACGAAAAAACTCGGTTCGATTGCGGTAGAACCCGTCCGCGACGAATATCGGGCACCAATCGCTCCAGGTATCGGCTGGGGTCGCACTCAGCATCACCCAGGGATTACGTCTGGCGATCCGCACGAACGCCTTGCTCCAGGCTCCGGACCCAATGGCCCGCTGCTCGTCGAATATGAATACGGCCGATGTATCGACGTATTTCGTGATGTTATTCCACGAATCCACCGTGACATGAACCCTACCCATCTTCTTCGAATTCTCACCCTGATGCAGGGCGTAGCGATAGAGCTCGTCATCCCATTCGTGGTTATCGCGTTTCTTGGCGGTCGTGATGATCACCAGATCCGGACTCCCCGGCATGATCTGGAACAGCTCGCCATTGGCGTTATGCGAGGTCCGCACCGTACAGCACTTGGTGACGTACCAATATAACGCCATGATGGATTTGCCGGCGCCAACTCCGGCCGCCAACACCTTACCCGACCTCAGGGCCTGCACGCACTCGTGCTGAAACTGTCGTAAGTTGACACCAGGCATAATTACTCCTTATTATATACGAGAACGTCGTCGAGCTGTTCGTCGATTCTACGTCGGATCTCTGGTTCAGTCATGCGCATGACTTCATATGGTCGCAGTCCGATAGCAGTTCTCATACGCTCGAGCATGTCGCACATCCAATCGATAAGCTCCCGCACTTCAGGTCGTCTGTCTTTGAACAGCAGCACCTGATATATACCGCGTTCGTTGACGACCAGCATGGGTTGAGCGATGGCTTCTCTTTTACATGATGGGATGGACAGCTTTCGTATGTTATTTGCATCAATGCGATATGCTATATTATAAGTATTGAGATCCAACGCGTCGCAAATATCCTTTAACACAGCATACCACGTTCCACAATACTTCACAAAACGAATATTGTATCCACACCAGTTCTGTGTTTTGAGGTCTATGAACTTGATCCCCATGATTTTGCTCCTTATATGATAAACCTAGTACTTTAACCGGACAAAGTACTAGGTTTTTACGCTAAATACAACATGTGGCCACAGAAACCTCGCGAAATGTGCACAATATGTGCACGAAACGCGATATATGTTTCCTGGCCACATGTTGAGATAGCATTTTCGGTTATTTCGCCACAGTCGGCTTGTATTTTCGCACCATATCGCCGATGTAATATTCAATGGTCGAGCGTTTCAGCTTGAGAAACTCCTCTTCCGATTGGTTCCAGCTGATAATGGCATGCTGATCATCCACATAGGATGCTGGCGCCTTAGCCGTCACCACCGAAGCACTCCAGCAGAACATGCCGATGGATCGATCGAGGTTGAGACGGACTTTCTTTTTCCAACCCCAGAACCAGGTGTCCTCAACGGGATCGTACTCGAATCCGAGGTTTTTAAGCTTCCATCGCAAATATGGTCCGATGCTGATTGAGGTCATGACTCCTCCACGCTTTCCGTCACCACATCATAGATCTGCTGAAGCTTTTCCGGTGTCTCCGCGCCCAAATGGATATCGGGACGCATGACATGGCTCAGGCCAATGCGGATCATGGCCACGAAATGACCATTACGTTCGTTCTCGCTATCGGTCACCAAGGCCAGACGAGCTGTGAGATGGCCGATGTTCTTATGACGCCATTTCGAGAGATTCGGCTGATCATCGATGTTGCCATCCCAGACGAATCCGAGTTCTCGAAGCTTGTCGATCCATTCGGCCTTCTCGAGAGCTTGATCGTGGGTAAGGGTATCGGTTGTCATTGCATTCTCCTATTCCTGCCAGATCTCACGATTATCCATCTTGCGGTATTCTTCCCGTGAGATCGGGATATAGACTTGTCGCCGGCAACGTGAGCACATTGCCAGACATTCGTACTGCATGGGACTGATTTTCCATGCATCGGTGATGATGATCGAGGCTCTAGCATGGCATGATAGCTGTCTATGAGCCTTGTCGAATACACTGGCCGGAGCCATGACAAATATCCTTTCCATCATACGTCTTCGAAGTGGAAGCCGCATAATGTCCGTTGTTTCCTATATCCGTTCAGTATCTGTGAGATCTTGGTCTGGACCGTATGAGGATCCTCATCAGTGTAGCCATGCTTGATGAGATATTGCGACGTCTCCATGATGGTGGGGAACACCAGATTGAGCTCCACAATACGATTCGGACGATGACGTCCGTGACGAGGATCGTTGTCAGGCTCGCTTTGTTCGCCAAGCCAGGCTATGACCGTACGGTTGCCGTTGAGAATCGCCTCGACGGCAAATAACAAGTCCGGATGCTTGATACGGGCATACTCGCGCAGCCACACGTCGTAGTAGCGCGAATACGCTTCCCAGGTTCGCGGCGTGTCGGGATTGATGGACTCCAGCTGCCCCACGGTCTCACGACGGATCTTCATCATCTTGCCGACTTGATGCTGCGTGAGACCAAGCAGACACCGTGCACTGCGATATTCGTCAGGCGTTGGCATGGGCCGGCTCCTTCGGAAACATCAGGCCAAGGATTCCGAGCTGGTCGAATTCATCCAGCAGTTTTGTATCGAAAACCGTGAGCTGTTCGTCTCGCAGAATATAACACTCCGGTGCCCGGACCGTGAGACCACGGCCGATGGCGATGTTGAAGACGTTCGTTGAGAACGTTCCATCGGAATACATCTGCGGGAACGTCCATGCGAGATCATCAGACCCGGCATGCTTTGGCAAATATCCGAGATCGTTGATCCTCGAGACGAATTCGTAGATCTTGTCCGCGTCCAGTCTCCAAACATCCGCAGGAGCGGTGTTCGGAAACATCTTGCGATCCGCCGTGACGCGTTGAGTCGCTCCGCAGAACGGGCACCAGCTGGTGCATGCGTACATGCGGCCTTTATTGGCAATGGCCATCGGCTTGGTCATGGCCAAAGGCGTGTCACATTGACATGCTCGCATCTGTTCGACGGTGAGAGACATGCTATTATATATCATGATCGGTGAGAATGATGTGCTGGACACGGTTATGAACGGCGAAAAAGTAGTATCGGACATGATTGCTCCTTTTGTGTGCATATATCAATCGTATTTGGTTTCCAAGGCCATCGGACGTTCGGTATTCTCAACCGGACGTTCCTTCTGGCAAACATGCTCCAAGATCCATCGAATCTGTGATGGATCATTGGAATATGGTGCCAGTTCGTACCAGAGAAATACATCGCCGCTGCCGGTGATGAAGCTCACTCCATGCGGTCCAGCGGATTTGTATTCGAAGACACTATTGGCGAGTTCCGGCAAGACATATTCGAATATCTCTTTGGCGTGTTTGTCATAGACGTCCAAATCAGGCGTTTCGGGTTCATAGTTCGCCATTGAGGCTCGCTCCTTTGGTCCACAGATACCATTGGCCGAATTCCACGGTGAATATTGCATATTCGGTCGAGTCGTCGACTTCGTATTGATCGTCATCGTAGAATTTTTTGGTCGCTCTGTTGATGACCAGCTTCAGGGAATGATCATCGAAATCCTCAGCCGATTCGACGTTCGATGCGTCGTCCGGGAATATCAGCATGAAGATCTCCCAGAGACGATCGAAGTTGCTCGGCATATAGGAGACATGACGAGCCCTAGCAATATTTTTCCGAGACGTCTCGGCCACCCATGCTGTTGCCACTGGCTCGCTGCGACTTGGCAGGTTCCGGGCGATACTTGCTATCATGGAGTTCCTCCTGATCCTTGATGTCGATGAAACCACTGGCGTTGCAATCCATGCACTCCATCCAGATATGAATCACCGGATTGCCATGAGCATCTTCGATCTCTTCCATACGATCCGGGTCCAAATATACCGTCGGATACTTGTATCGTTCGAGATGCTCCGCGCTCATAGCGACATGTTTGCCTTTGACCAGATCCGAGATATCCGCGTATCGAGATGCAATCTGTGCCGAGGCTTTGCAGACATCGGCATGTTGCTTGGATGCCTGATCGATGAGTTTTTCGCCGTTCAATGTGTTGAAATCAATCATGATGAACCTTTTCAAAAATAAAGGACAGGTACAGGCCGATGACGGCCCATACCTGTCGCGATGTCATGTCAGCGATATCCGCCGGACAATGTCTTGACGAACCACCAGAAGAAATATAATCCTCCGGTGAGGATGGAATAGATACAAACCTTCAAGACGCCAGGCCTCGGGGTTCGATTATCATATGACATGATCAGTCCTTCTCGACTTTGTGGAACGTCATGGTGTTCATGGCGGAATCCGGTTCGTCGAAGAATCGAGCCTCGTAATCGGATTCCTGAACCGTCACCAGCAGCTTCTGCAAATATGCGGTGGTGAACTGTTCGTAATGGTTCAGATTGAAGCTCAGCCACGACTCGGTCACGGCGTCGGCGGAGACCAGCGGATCGAGCATCTTGACGGAATCCTCATCCAACTGGGCGTTGCCGTGCGAATTCTTCATCCAGATCTCCGGAGGATTGTAGGACTTGAAGTTGATCTTCACCTGAAGCGTGTAGATGCCCGGATCGTTTTCATCGCGGCCTTCATGGAACTTGACATTCAGGCCAAGGTCCTGAAGCGTTTTGGCATCCGATTCTTCGAGGACGATGTTAAAGTTGCGATTGCCGGCCGGATTGTACTTGCCTTCACGACCTGCGAAATTCGTCCAGATCAGACGAACGTTCTCACATTCGATCTTGTTGACGTCACCGTTCGGGCGCTTGATGATGTTGACTGGCATAATGATCTCCTTTTGTTTAAAATGCAAAGCCAAAGCCGCATGTGCGACTCAGGCTTATGATTACTTCTCAGCGAAAGTGATTTCGTTGATGTCTTGTTTCTTTGTTAGTTTGTTGGCTGCTTTCTTCTCCTTATGATTATTCCAGTGGCGACCGATCCAGGCAAACCAGGTCATATCCTTATGCTTGATACGATCTTGAATGCCCGCTTCGATCCCCAGCACGACAATCGTGATGAGAATGAAATCAGCGATGGCTTGGCAAATATCAACAGACATGTTGACTCCTTTTCTTGATGGTTCTCATTAAAGGACATGTCTGGTTCGCGAATATAGCCAAAAAAGATAAAGACCAAGCCGCATGTGCGACTCAGTCTTTGTCGATTACTAATTTGGATTAACGGTTCTCGTTTCGATTATGTGGCCTTTGCCATCATTCATCTTGATACAGAGATCGTCGATAAATAGTTTGGCATCCTTAACGATCGTTGATGCTATATTATTAAAATCGTCTATGATCTTCTGCCAACGTTCAACAATGAAATTGTTGTAGAACTTCTGTTTGACGGGATCATTCAGATCATTATAAATGTCTGGATAAAGACCTTCAAACTCTTCGTTCCACGAATCAATTTGTTCGTTGAATCGTTCGGCTTGGAAAATATAGCCGAGTTTGTATAAGATCAACAACATTTTGGTGTCAAATGAATCATTATCGATGATATCTCCAGTTTCGATGTCGATGATGACGGGCTTGACATAAATATCGGTCATGATTAACTCCTTTAATTTGAATTAATATTCTCATTAAAGGCTATGTTTCTTCCGCGTTAAAAATGATCATCCCACCACAATGGGAACCAAGCTGCGAAAATCATAACCAGTATGGCGCCTATGAGTAAATATAACATCAGTTGCTCATCGCAAACTTCAGTAACGAGTTCACACCCTGGTTGCGTCCGAGCTGATACCCAATGGCAAAGATGCCGAGGCCGGCCAATGCCAGATATGCCGGATGATCGAGTACGACATCCTTGAGCGTGGACTTGGATTGATCGATGACTTCGTTCGCATCGAGGATCTGTGTGGTGTCATTATCAGACATGATTTTCTCCTTATTCTTTACAATAGTTGGTTGCATTTCAAAATGGACTTTGAATGGAAGTTTCATTCGCAGTCCTCCGATTCGTCTTGGACCAATCGGACCGTTTCGGCATATCGTACATCCGAAATCCTGTCAATATCACCGGACACCGATACCATTTTGCCGCATCCAGTGCAGATGAGGATCGCTTTGATCCGGTTTGTCGTGATATCGAAATCAAGAGCTTTGACCTCGGCATCGCAGTTGCAATGCATGAGATCGTCTACTTCTTCGGTGGTGAGTGCCATGGTTTTACTCCTGTTCTTTGTATACTTCATCGAATGGTCGTACGTCGACATCTCCGCCCTGGACCGTGACCGAGCACATAAGCTGATCGCTTTCTGGGTCGTAGAAGATATCGTCGAGCATATAATTGATCTGATCCTGAATATCGGGATCGGTCATGCGCATGATCTCGTATTGTTTGAGACCGATGTTCTGACGAAGCCGTTGCAGTACGCTTCCGGCCCAGATGCGGAATTTTCGTGCTTCAAGTCTGCGAGACGCGAACAATGCTTCGTAGATGCCGATTTCGTTGACGACGAGCATGGATCGAGTTTTATTGTCACCACGCGATCTAACCTCGGTTCAAACGAGGTTAGATACATCGATCGGCACTTTTTCCAGCATATTCGATTCGAGTCGTTGAGCAACATGCCACGTGCTGAGGTTCAGCGCATCGCAAATATCCTTGAGCACAGCCCACCAGTTGCCGTCGATTTCGACAAACCTGATACTGTGTCCTTTCCAGTTTTCGGTTCTGGTTTTCATGATTTACTCCTTTGATAAAATATGATTTAACCTCATTTGAACTGAGGTCAGCTTTTATTTATCGTTTCCTTCCACATTCAATCGGTACCATTGCCGGACGATCAAATGTTTCCATCATGGCGATATACAAATCGGAATGTCGAGGTATCGGTCGTTGCTTGGGAATATAGGTCCATAGATTGACGCTGATCATCAGGACCAGTGCCCAAATCGTAACGATCATAGTAATTGACATGATTACTCCTTAGAATTTATGATTGTCTACAAACCAGCTCATGAGTATAAGCAAGCCGAGTGAAATCATCAAACTTAAAAAATCGCTCACACTCATGAGCTGACCTTTCTGATCTGTGTATTATCGAGTCAAGGAAGCAACCAGATCATTGCTTCCAGGATTCGGCGAAACATAGGGTTCGCCGTTTACCAGCCAGTCGAAATCGCCATACTGCGAAATATCATCTCGTGCCTCATCGGCGAGATGTTCGTAGTAGGTGTAATCGACTTCGTCTTGTTTGTGACCGTCTCTGAGAACGCTCGATTCCTTCCAGCGATAGCCTTTGGTGCCGGACAGCGCGGCGTAACCGCCGTTGCCGTTGTCACGGACCAGCAGACCTCCACCACACCCCGGTTGGACCGGACTGAAGGCGCTTACCTTGCCGACGAAATCATAGCGATGCTCGTCCTCGGGTAGGCCCTCGTTGAAGTCTAGGTAGATCGATGTCGTGGCGGATTTGGTTTCGCAAAGATCCTTGAAATCAATCGTTTCATGAGAGAACAGTGTCTTGAAGACATATGGTACGGCAAACTGTGCACCCGTTGCCGCCCAATTACCATGCGATGCGGCGTCGTGCCCGTCGTCGCCGTAACAATGATGGGCGATGTACGTCGCTTTGTTGACGATACACATCTTGTCGTAGATCGCTTCGAGTTCGAATCCGTAGCCATATTTCGCTCCCATGTCATTGACAAATGTCACAACATATTCATCGATATCGGCTATCTTGATCGAATCGGTTTTGATATGCACGACTGTGTAGCCAAGCTCCATGACCTTCTGCTTGAGCAGAAGCATGAACAAGGCACCGCGTTTCGCAATCTTGTTGTCGGCATTGCGATCGTTGGCGCCATTACCGACATCGTTGAACTTTGTCGGGAACTTCGCACTGGTCAAACCGTATACCGAATTGATCACGATCTTCAGTGCCTGTGCAAGCGACTTGGTGTTTTCGCCCTCCTTAAGCAGTGGAGCCAAAGCACCATCCATACGTCGACGAGCGGATTCGAGATCACCGTGCTTGATATCAACACGAGCGGCCTTGATATCGCTGAATCGTTTGGTGTATGGACCAAAGAAATTCATATCTTCAAGACTCGACGGGTGTAGACTGGTCACATCAAGCAAACCGACATTGCCGAACATGCCGCCGAGCTTCTTGTCCGGAAGTTCAGGCATAAATTGATCGGTACCGTCATATGAATATCCTTCGAGACGCTTCGCCAGATCAGGATGCATGGTGTCGAAATCCATATCCTGGGATCGATAGACCTCACGATATCGTTCGAGTCGATCCTTCCCGGTCATGGACCATTGGATCCGACGTCCGTAATATGGACCATTGTCACCATTCGCCATGCCGTATACCCACACATATCCGCCTTCGGAAGGATACTCGCCCAAATACTTGGACTTGTGATCCTTGTCAGCGAATTTGTCGAAGGTATACCCTGGAAAGGTTTCGCTCAGATCCGGGAATGGGAATTCCTTCTGCGGATTCTTCGCGTCCCCGAATATGATCTGCGCCGTATGTTGGTTCGTCGAATCATTCGGTGTGAGACCAGACAGATTCGCCAGACCTTGACGGGCCACGAAATCCTCATGCCGTTTGTTGAACACTGCTTCCGTCGCTCGGACATCATCCTCGCAATATGATTGCACCAGATCCCAGAGCTTCGGATCGACGGGTTTGTCCCACGGCATGCCGAGTTCGTGATGATCGATCCCAAGCTCAATCTCCCATTTCTTCAACGACTGCTTCTTTGAGGAGAAGTCGTAGATATCCGTATAGGAGATGTTGTAGGCATTCTGGAACATGGCGTTTCGACTGCGAGGTCCACCAGCTACGATATCCTGAGACAGGTTGTAGAGCTGTTGGTTGTCATAGCCGAGCCAACCCCACGCATACAGCATATGATTGTCGTATCGTCGGTTGTTGAATCCGACCAGAGCCTTGCCGCAGAGTTTGCGAACATCCTTCGGATCAGGATTGATCAAGGTCTTCACCGGATGATCCTTCTCATCACCTGCGTCTTTGAAGCAGATCATGAACAGGTTCGGAAACACCTCGACATCGTAGAACGTCAGAATATCAGGCGTCCCGGTATGCGTTGGCGGATCTAAGCTGTCGGGTTCGTCGGAACGAAGCTTCATATTCGCCACGACCTTCATGCAATAATCTCGATTATGCGTGGAGTTCATAGCAAAATTGAGAATATCCAGACGCATGTCTTCGACGTTATACTGGATGCCAGACTCGTATGCTTCGTCCAGCAATTTACAGATGAAGTCGATCGATGGCTTGGTTCCGGGACAATATTCCTTTCTTAGGTTTCCTTTAATAAGATTGCGAAGATGTTGTTCATCTTTGATCGCTTTCTCATTGATCATGGTTTTATCTCCTTTGAGAGGAAGACCGCTGGAAATATGCGCTACATCGAGATCGTTGCATTTGCTGAGTTTCCTTCGCAATGCTGACTTCCCTCGATACACCTTGCATTCGACGTTGATATCGATTAGAGGTTTGAGTCTCGTCACGTCACCATCGTAAATATAATGCAGATGCACACCCTTACCGGATTTGCTCAATTCCGCATACGTCGGCGGATACTTCGCGGCTTCGGCAAGATTGCGTTCCAGGCTCTTCTCGCCGTCATCGCCCTTGAGATCAAAGTCGATGACGATATGATTCTCAGGTACTCGTACCCAATGCAGTTTGGTGGTGTCCACATCTTTCAATGTGCTGGTTACCTGATCCCAAGGCAACCGAGGTCCTCCGGTTGGATTATCGGCGGCGTATTGGGCCGGCCAATCCTGAGCCATGTGGTCGAAAGCGGATATAGTTGAATCGAGAACCAATTTCCTCGCTTCAACAGGTTTCGCTTTCTCCACTTTCTCGAATTTATCCCAACGGATGCCCTCGAAACCGGTATTACGAGTGGATTTGCGGCCATTGACGATGTTGTCAGTCGTCTTGTTGAAATATGATGACAATTCGAACAGGAAGTCATCACGTTTCATGCGCATGGTCACGTTGCCTTCATCACACCAAACCTTATATTGACGCCAAAGTTCGAGGCCATCGATATGATCGTTATCTTCGAATTGGTCGAGAACGCTTGACAAGAACGAATACATATCATTCGTTCTGGCCACCATTTCGGTTGGCACGTAATTGCCATATGCGTTCGGACCCAATTCCTGATAGACCTCTCGGCAATGGTGGGCGATCGCACCGAGTTCGAACTTGATGCCATCCATGGCTTCGAAATATTCAGCATTGCTGAGTTTTCGTCCTGATGGATAGACGTCGATCAACCTTCGGATCAGACCTGATTTCGAGTCTGTGATCTTCACTGGTTTATTCGAAGCCATGAACAGCATTGTCTTGATCGGAATATCATACTGCTTGACACCTTTCTCATTGACTTTGATATATTCATGTGACACAATGGTGTTCAACAATGAATTATCATCGATCTTTGAGAGGTCACCATCACTTTGGATAGCGATGAGCGGAGCGTTTTTGAACGCAGCAGTGGCGAATTGATATCCCTGACCAAGTTCTTTGGCATTGAAGAACGAAACGTAGTTCCCGAACATCTCCTGGATGATGTTCAGAATCGTCGATTTACCGGTACCGGGAGCACCGGTAATGGCGAAGAATTTCTGAATGCGCTTCTGGTCCTTGCCATCCACGATCAGACCTATACCCCATTCGAGTTTCTGACGCTCGTCCGGATCATAGATCGTTTCCATCAGGCGATCGTAGTTCGGTGTCGGACCATCGATGAGATCATATGGCAATTTGAACGAGGCGTAGTCGTCGCGATCAACTTCGTCGTTGTCAAATACAACCTTCTGATCCAGCATGATGCTGCTGTCATCGAGGTTCTTCAGTTGGGATAGATATCGGTTCCATTGTCCATTGGACATATTGTCCATGTATTCCGGAGTTAATGTCTTGTCCGAATGCGTTGCGATATACTCGCTGATATCCCTATCAATGAGTTCGGAGAGACGACCGACACTTCTGGACCACAGGTGCGTATCTGGATCATATACGGCGTAGAACTGTCCACCTTTGACAATAAGATCCTTGAATCCACGGGCCCTAGGATTCGCAATGACCTTGGTTGTGGTTTTGGTGCTTTTGACTTCAGTCACTCGTATTTGGTCCATACCCACTCCTTTCTAGTCCCACTTATATGGAATATCGTGGTCTGAATTGCCGAACAATGTCCATTGATCGAACAATTGCATCCGTCGAAGATCCTTGTCGCATCCCTTGATGACGAACAACCCACCATTGCTCCCGTCGGCGTTATACTTCCGGTTCATGGTGCGTTCGACAAGCAGTCGTACCGGTTCAGATGCGTCTCCAACGGCATCGAAATATGAATCCATGTAGGCTTGCAGATCCATGTTTTTGATGAATAGATGCATCCAATCGGCACGAGACATCTTGAGTGCGAGATCATTATCGACCCGTAGAATCACCGCGATGAGGAATTCCAGGAAGCTCACCACTCCTCCCTGGAATTGCGCTTCGCATGGTGCATGATTGTAATATTCGTAATCTCCACGGAGTTCGAGAGCATCACCTTCTCGATTGGCATCCATGGCGATACGATAGGTGTAACGGATTGCATTCATCGCATGATAGAGTTTGGAATATCCATCATTATCAATACCGACCACATCTTCCAGAAGCCAATCGAAATATGGTTTCACATGTGGTTCGCTCTTAGGCATGTTGCTCCTCCTTATAGGCTTTCCTGGCCATATCTTCGAGCACTCGATGCGACGGCAAGGTGATTTTATCCGGATCGATGCCGAACACCGATTCCTGATATGATTCCTCATGACGTTCGATGACATAATCCGTCTCGAACGTGTCATTGCGGCAGATCACAACGTTCGGATCTTCCTGCCATCCATACTTACCGAATTGTACCAGCACGGCCATATCGATAAGATCATCAGGACGTTCGACGAGCACTCGTCCTTCGGCGAGTTTGTCGTCTCTGACATAGTAGTCAAGATACACCGTATCGATGAAGTCCGGAGCGGTCTTGTGCTCGTAATCATCGATCATATACGCGATTCGGTTCGGATCGATGGAGTTCTTGAATCGATGTTCCTTCACTTCGGTGAGCAGCCCGAGAATAAGATTTTCGTCCCCATCGCAGGCATCGTATGACGCCTGTTCCTCATCGGTCAACGGCCCATCCCATCGAGGATTGCCGTCATGGATTTCGAATCGCGCGAAGATTTTGGTTTCGTCTTTGGTCAAGGTTTCAGGCTCCTGTTCTGGTGTTTTCGGTTTGATTGCTTCGAGCTCTTTTTTGGCGTCGGCGATGTCGCCATCGTACATATCGAGACGATCCGACCGTTCTTGGAGATCCTTCTCGTATGCCGCTTTGCGTTCCTCGTAAGCGGCATCCATGGCATCGAGCTGACGTCCTTTGGACTGACGTTGTTCTTCGAGCTGATTAACTTCGTCCTCCAGCTGTCGAAGCGGTATATACTTTCGATATACGCCGAAATATCCGACGACGGTCGTGACGGCGACACCGACCAGGAATCCGATGCCGGCGAATATCAGATTCTCACGATTCATGTTCGCTCCTTTCGAATAAAAAGGGAGCGCCACGATTCCAATGACGCTCCCATGTTACATATAACGATCAGATCTGATCGTAGACGATGCCGTCGCAGTTGAACTGAAGCAGGATCTCTTCCTTGCCATCCCATGGGCAATCCTTGACGTTATCCCACGGATCGTCGCTGCAACCGAATACGCCGAAGTCGACAATCGAATCGCGATCAGGCGTATTGATCCAACCGAGCACGGCGCCTTCCTTGGTATCAGGAAGACCGAGCAGACGATAGACATCGTTCAGGAACAGATGCCCGGTGTAATCGAGCTTGTTCTGAGCACGATCCAATGCGGACTTCAGCATCACGGTGTTCATATCCGGGGATTCATGATCCCAGATCTGAGAATCCGGTCCGAACCATTTATCGGTCGGGCTCAGCGTCTGGACGTTCTGCTCCTTCTTGGTCTCGATGACCTTGCCTTTGTCGTCGGTAACTTCGACGGTGTCGATGTTCTGATAGAACTTCTGATCGACCTCTTCGCCATACTGGGCCACGACACGTTCGCGGTAATCGCTGAACTTGGCGGTTACGGCTGCGAATGCCGAAGCCACAGCCGTGTATCGAGTCTGGAGGATGTTATGTGCCGACAGAATGCAGGCAATGCTCAGTCCGGTCAGAATAATGGTCGGAGCATAGAGCTTCGCATAAGCCACGGTGGTACGCATGTAGATGATCTGCTTCGACGAAGCCGCTTCATTGACCGTGAAATCGCCGTCATCGAGCTCGCCGTTGTCCACCATCTTTTCGAGGGTTTCGACGCGGCTCATCTCGGTTTCATGATTCTTCTTCACGTCATCGATATGCGTGGTCGACCGACATGCGGTGACGGTTGCGGCGACGCCCAGCACGATGCCTGAATACGTCAGGATTTCCGGGCTATGCTTCTTCAGAAAGAGACCACTCTTAGCTGCGGTTTTGACCAATGTGCTTTTGATAGACATGTTTGCTCCTTATTTGTTTTTGTAGGCGAACTCTGTTTGCAGAGTCCATTTTTTGGTTGATTCCCAGCGAAACACATAACGCGCTCCGCTGAACAATATAATCAATGCCGTATGGTTATCCATCCGGCGATATTTCTGAACTCGCTCCGAGAGTTCCGGGAAAAGCTGTTGGAATTTCACCATGGCAAGAAAACGATCCATCATATCTCCTCAATCGTGCCGAAATCATGATTCGGATCGGACGTATATAGATATTTCCGTCCATCCCTGGTTGTGATCACGGCCGTATTCGGCAATCGTCCCGGCCAATCGATAGTGATATCAATCGTCAAGTTCGCTATCTCCGGAAAATGTCGAAACAGGCGATGTAACCATGATTTATTGATCATGGATATCATTCTGGCTCGATCGGACTCCCGAATATCGTCGACAGTCAGCAGCATCTGATGATCGGTTTTATCGATGCCGTCTGTGATTGGATATGCCATTTTGATCGTTCCTCGCTTGCTCTTTGATTGCTCGCACTCGTTTGAGCACGATCGGTATTTGCTCGTCTGTCATTTTATCGACTTTACGTGCCCATGACGGACTCGAATACCAGTTCCTCAGCTCGTCCCGGTCGCTCATTGCAAATGCTCCGTAGGTGGTAGTTCCACAATATATCCGCCATAGATTGATCGAACACGGCTGCCACGAATATCATGCCAGCCCCAGTTCTGATCGGTATATTCAGCGGTGATTCCAGCGAATTCGTAGAAGTCCTTCACTCGAACGACACCATATTGCTGAATATAATCGTTCATGGCCGTCAAGACGTTTTCAGCCGACGGTTTGTCCGGGAACACGACCTTGCTGAAATCGTGGCGTTCACGAACTGTGCTGTCGATCACACGTCGATTGCTCGACATGGCGTTGTAATTTGTGTTCTGTGAATAACTCGGGTTATCGCGTCGAACCAATCGAGGACTGGTCGGGCGATAATCAGACGCGCCCATGCCATACACCATTCGTTTCGTTCCGCCGATGACCATATCGACGAACGTATCCTTGAGTGCCGGCACCAGCACGTCGGTCAGCATATACATCATGACATCTTTCGGATCACCTCCGAAGAAGCGTTTCACGCCTTTCTCGACCATGGTATCCTCTTTGAGTTTACCATGGGCGACAGCTGCTTTCTTCGGCGCTTCTTTGGATTCCGGAAGACCCAGGTTCTGTCGAGAGACATCGACGACTAATGGCTTGCGATCGTCTTCTGCCATGCTCTTTGTCCTTTCAAACATGCATGAGGAAAAGGCCTAGACATTGTCCAGACCCTTTCCTCGTTATTTCATATATGGGAATCAGTTATTTTGCTGGTTCAACTGAGCGAGATACTGCGCCGCTTCCGGAGGGAGTGTGTTCTGAGTCGTACCCTTGTCGATGGAATTGATACGATCCGACAATGCCTTCGGCACCAGACCAGTGAAGAAACGTGTTGCGAACGTGTCATCGGACATCAACTTGCCCAACAGGCTGTCGTACGCATCGGAATTCATGAAGGCTTCGGTAAGTTCTGGATCCTTCACGAAACGCGCTTCACCGTTAGACTCGACTCGCTTGCCGAAAGACGTTTTGATCAAAACGTCGATCAGATCGAACATGGTATCCGTAGAGGCCTTGCCGGAAGTCACAGCATCAAGCTTTTCCTGGATGCCATCCTTCAGCAGTTGACGCATTTCACGCATGGAGAGATGGAAATACGCATCCATAGTCTTGCTGTTGCCGTCGATGTCCTCGTAAGAAATGGTTTCCTTGATCATGTTAGTTTTCCTCCTGTTGTTGATTTGCCATGGCGATCTTTTGTTCGGCCATGAGTTGTTTGAGTTCCATATCTTGTTTCACCGCTTCGCGAATATCGCGATCACGTTGCGCCAGAATATGGTCCCCGGTTATACGGAATGCATACTTACCCGCAAGCTGAGTAAGCACACCCGTACAGATGGATTTGCCCAATCGGATGCCAAGAGGCTTCAGATATGGAGCCGCTGCTTTACCGGCTTGGGCGAGTAGGGAAATATACGACATGATTTACTCCTTGTTGATGCTCAAATAAGATTGCGATAGTCAGCCATCGGCGATTCGTGGAAATTCACCACGAGTGCCGGTTTCCCATCAGGGGTCAGTGTGGTGCTGAAACTCAGTTCGATCGGATGCTCCGACGTCCAACCGAGATCATCGCCACAACCGATATAGGGCAGATCCAAGGCCTCATAGAAGTCATTCAACGATGCGTACATTTCAGCATTCATCTTGTAATTGACATCGTTCTGGGCCTTGCGGATCTTCTCCAAGGTCGACGGGAAGAACCGTCCGCTGAATCCGTCCATGCACAGTACATTGCCGTCGCCAATGACCACGGCCGAAGCGTCGTCTTTGGATTTGGTGATCTGGTCCTTGGCCACGGCCGCTTCGATTTCCTTGGCTTTCTTTTCGCCGACGATCTCGTGCACCTTATCACGATAGATGGTCGCGGCTTCCTGGGCCATGGTATATGCCGAGGAATACGCGATGATCTTATGCGTGGCGGTCTGGTGGGCTCCGATGATCGCAGTGATCGTCGCACCGACCGTCAACGCGGTCGGAATATAACATGGAGCGACTCGTTTGACAAGTTCCTTCTTGTCATATGGCTTACCATCGAGCTCCATACGATACTCCAGCAGACGATCATTCGCCTGAATGGTATCTCGTGACGCCATGACGGCGGTTCCGATCACGCCCACCACTGCCGTGCCTGTGAGAATAGTATGGGAATTTCTGCCTAGGAATTTTCGTCCGTTGGTGATGATATTACTCACCATAACGACCTTTCTGATTGGTATATTGTCAGTTCACTAATACAATATCAGCCAGAATACGTATAGTACTAAGACTAATACAATTAATAGTATAAAATCCATATTCACGACCGATCCAAAATATAAAGCCAAAGCCGCATGTGCGACTCTGGCTTGTAGAACAATTCACTCTTGCGAGGAATCTGTGGATTCAGCGTTGGAATTCGATTCATCGGATGAGGAATAGTCCCAATTGTCGTCCTCATCGTCAACATCGTCGGACTTTCCCAGGTGAATCAGCAATGCGAGTCCTGCGGCGGCAGCGGCTCCAATGGTGATATCCCTGATACGGTCCTTATGATCTTTGACGAACTTGACGATCTTGTTGGGCTTCTTCTCCTCGGTCTCGACGACTTCGGTGGTTTCCTTGTTCTGATCTTCCATGATTGTTCCTTTCATTAGGTTGTGTATGGTTCTCATTAAGGGGGATGTATGGTTCGCGTTTGCAGCGTCTAGAAACGCACCAGTTGTTTGGCGATCCTTTTCTGCAAGGCGAATGGAGTCGTAAGCACACTGGTTTTGACTCGTATGGTATATACTCCATCGAATTCGCGATTCATTATCGTCACGTCTGTAACATGACCTGAATTATAGATCGCGCTTAACAGCTTGCATTCGGCGGAAATGGTTTTGGCATATGCCTTAACCACCGTAACGTAACCGAACTGGAAGTGCTGTTTCAGCCAAGCCAACTTTCCTCCAATTCATCGGAAGGATAACGTCCTCGTTCGTCGTTATGACGAACGACCTTCATATAAGCGTTCTCGATCTCGGTCTGGGAAAAGCCGAAAGCGAATGCGATATTTACCAGCGTCTGGTATACGTCGCAGAATTTTTCGAGAGAATGCTGGCGAAGCGATTCGTAATCGGCTTCGAGGTCATTCTGTCCTTTCAGCTGGTCTTTGATCGCTTCCGTCAATTCGGCCGCTTCTTCGAGTGTCTTGAGCGGAGCCTGTTTCCCTTCCGGAATCTGCTCACTATCGAAAGCCAATCCGATGGGAAAATGGACTTCCTGCTCGCCTTTGTTCAAATATACGCCGTATTCCTTAGGGTTATCATAACTCATAGCAGACCTCCAAGTTTCTTTTCGATTCTTGACTTCAGAAAACGAGTTTTGAAGTCGGCACGATTGTCAGGATTGCTGAAATATAATGTTGCCATTCCAGCTAATGGGATAATGACCTTGGTAATCCACAGTCGTGCTTCACGATATAATTCGATTTTATTTCTCATGTTTACTCCTTAAAAGTTAAAGCCAAAGCCGCATGTGTAAAATGCGGCCTTAGCCTTGGATGACATTAGTCATTATTTAGATTCATGTCATCAGCAGTGATCGGATTTTCCTTCTCATCCTTCTCTTCAGCTTTCTTTCCGATGTGGTAGAGAACGCCGAAACCGGCGATTCCTAGCAGCATCGAAATAGCAGTGTAGATAAGGCTGCAAATGGTGTACTTTCCGAAGAAGGTGCTGAACTTCATGATAACTCCTTTATTAATGGTTAATGGTTCTCATTAAAGGGTATGTATGGTTCGCGATTATACACGATCATAATCATATTCGGGGTTGCACAATAACCATCGTTTTGGCCCCCACACACGAAATATCCATCGAGTCATGCCGTTTTCGGAAAAGAACAGCGATATGCCTTGCGATGATCGTATAATGGCTTGTCTAAAATCGCAGTCGAGTATCCATGGCGCTATCTGCTCGATAAAACGAGTAAGCTCATTCTTCGAAGTATGGATATCGAAATCCCCGTCGACCGTTGTTGTATTCGTGGCCTTTCTCACTGCCTCGGTTTCGATACAGACAGCATCGTGGTTATCCACGTATACCCAGAATGATACGCCATTCGGTCGAACATACTGACACCAGCCGCTGATGTCAGTATGTGGCGCTTGATACGACCTATCCATGATCTTGGGAAAGAGTGTCGATGCCACCTCCTCATTGTGCAACAGCTCGTGGAAATTCGGCGGTAGATGTTTCGGTGCAAATAACATGTTTTTCTCCTTAGCTATAATCAGAATTCCGGATCATGATCGAACACTGGTTGCGGTGCTCGTTCATAATTGATCTCTCCGCGATTGAACGCGTTCATATATCGTAGAATTCTATCGACTTCTTCAGTCACGGTTCGACTGGTATCGTATCCACCTTTCGAGAATTCCTCGAAATTGACCCATCGTTTGCCATTGGACATCATGTCCATGACATCGGTAAGCCGTTCCTCGAGTACAGCGAACTGGGCGGCATCGTCTCGTTCCCTACGACTGATTTCCTCCGGATCGTCGCCTCGAAGAAGTAGTCGCTGATATCGAATATTGTCGTCGATATGCAGATAGACTCCGAATCGATCGGTGATGCGGTCTTTAATAGTCAAATATCCAGTCGGATCAAGAATGGTCACAGTGTCGTCATCGGCATTGATATCCTGAAGATTCACGCCGTAACGCCACGTGCCGAATATGGTCCGGTATTCTCGAACGGCCACCAAATCCGGCAAAGCTGCATCGAATTCGGCATCGTCCACGAACCAGTAATCGACACCATCCTCTTCGCCATCACGAGGAGGACGTGTGGTCACCGATACGACGCGCTGAAATCCTCGACGAGCAAGTTCTTCGGCGATGGACGTCTTGCCGGAGCCCTGCTTGCCGAGAAGGACAATATGATTGGTATAAGCACCGGTCATGTTACCACTTCCTTACCTGGAAATTGGCATGGAATATATTGTTGATCGCGTCAAGTCCGTCCATGATCTGAACATCGTACTCATCCCAGGTTTCGATCGGAATATCAATGCGACGCTCGTATAGTCTGCAAGGAATATCACGTCCAAGCATCCAAGCATAGAACATATTCAGAGCGATTTTTGGTCCTGAAATATGAGGTGATATCTTATTATGAGATTTTCGAGTGAATTTAAGTCGTCCGACTGGTCTTCTTGCCATGTTTTACTCCTAAAATAAAAAAGCGAATGGCCAAGTGTCATTCGCCAGCAATGTGTCAGTCGTGGTAGGCTTGGTCCGACAAAGCTTTCAGATAACGTCGTACGACGTCAAGCTGTAGACTTGCGGTTCCGAGCTTGTCCATGACAATACACACAGCATGGTGTTTGCGTTCTTGGCCATTCGGCAGTTGATCATAATATCCTTCGTTGAGACGACGGATCACGAGATCAACATTGTCCTCTTCCTGCTCTTTGTCCCAAAGTTCCTTGACGCGGTCCTTTGCGGTGCTGAACAGATTCTTGGATGTTGTCTTGATATCCATGTTTCTCCTTTTTTGTCGGTTATTCGGTCATTAAAGGCCATGGATGAATCGCGATCAAAAAATATAAAGCCAAAGCCGCATGTGCGACTCTGGCTTTTGACGTAATCCTATAGATCACATGTCAGATCTTCGGTTTGGGCAGAAACCCGAGACTTCTCGAACTGATGGTGTGATTTGCTTCGAATCCCAGCAGGATGACGATTCCAGCGAGCGAGACTCCGGCTTTCACGACGGTTTCGATCAGGCTCTTCCGATGGTCATTATAGTCGTTCTTGACGGCGACCAGCGACTTCAGCGATTCCAGATTGTGGTTCGTCATTTCATCGTGACGTTCCACAACAGAACTCGTGACGTTGCCGTCGCCATCAAGAGTGTCTCTTGTGACTTCGGAAGTCCTTGTCAAATCGTCGTTCAAATCGGATTCGTTCTCCGGATTCATCTCCTCCTTGAGACGATCCAAATATGCATCGATCTGTTCATCGAACTTCTGATTAATGCTCTTCGATTGATTGGACATGTTTGCTCCTTTCGGTTATGTTGTCATTAAAGGCGATGATTCATGCGCGAAAAAATATAAACGCCATGTCCGGTCTCAGTGGTGGTACGTGACGTTACAGCTATACTCAACATATCGGATAAATGAGAAGCCGTGTGGTTAACGGCTTGTCGTTATTGGGATTGATCAAGCTAGAACAACCCGCAGACGATGAGGACAATCGCAATAACGAATATAGCGATGATGGCGATTGCGCCCCAGACGACGGTCTTGAAAATAGTCTTGATGAGGTCCATAATAACTCCTTTGGTTGATATATAGCTTCTCATTAAGGACCATGATTAATTCGCGAACGCATCATCAAGCTCCTTGCCCAAAAATATAAACCATACACATCATCGGACAAGAAGCAAAGCAGATGGCTCTGCTTCTGTTGATCATTCCCGATTAGAGGAAATGGTGTTCAGTGTTCTTGCGTCAAAGCTACCACATAGTACTCTCCAGCGAGAGCGGCGATTGCGATGGCAATGGCGGAAATTGCAGCGAACATGGTTTTCTCCTTTAATGATGGTATGGTTCTCATTAAAGGGTATGTTTCATTCGCGATTGCAAATATAAAGCCAAAGCCGCATGTGCGACTCTGGCTTTTGATGATTATTCATCAATATACATTTTTTCAGCGATCTTTTTGGCGATTTGATCTCGACGCCCGTGTCCCCACGCAGTGATGGTTATACACAAGATGACGTTACCGTAAAATGAACACGGTACGGCGATGTGGTTGTAGCTCTTTACGTAAGGTAGAGAGCTGACCATATCGAGAATCGTATTCACTTGATATCGATCCTTGCAATAGCCATCGACAGTGAAAGATTCGGTTCGGTTCAAAATCTTGTCGACGATAAGCATGATTACTCCTTTGATATTGTTGAATTTCTTCAATAAAGGACATGTATCATACGCGAAAAATAAAGAGCAAGCCGCATGTGCGGCTCACCCTTCTTTCAGACGAGAGTGATGGTCTTCAGATAATCTGCGAATGCGCTCATGTCTTCCAGGTTGGTACAGACCATAATCACCCGAAGCTTCTTCGTCTTGGTCGTAAGAATACCGCTCTCCGTTTCCGGATCGCAGTGGTTCTTGATCCACTGAACAAGCTCCAGGCAAGTGTGCTGGCTGTACTGTTGGCTGACATAAGTAAATGTATCGTTCATGATTGCTCCTTTATGATAGATTCTCTTGTCATTAAAGGCCATGTACGATTCGCGTCAAGACAAAATATAAGAGCCCATGTGCGTGACATAGGCTCTTATATGATATCATTCGGCAGCACTCTCGGTGGTGTCGTCAGAATCGGTTGAAGTGTTCCACTGATCCTTGGCACGCTTGAGCAGTTCGTTGATACCCCAGCTCAGTGCCATGCAGACACCGGAGACCGTTGCCAGACCGGCCGTGGCGGCCTCCATGCCGGGGACGTGACCGAGCTGCGTGCAGACACCGGCGATCACGATCAGCAGCACACTGAGCGCTGGCAGCCATCGACGTGCGGCCTTGACGAGGCCGTCATAACCTGAATCGGTGAGAAATGACGTTTTCTGATCGGCGTGTTCGGCCATGGTATATGATCCTTTCTTCTATGGTTTTGCGTGAGAAAAGTATAAGAGCCCATGCGTGGTGCATAGGCTCTTATACTTTATTCTGAAATGATTGCCTCTATGATGGCTTTTGATTTACAGACCCTTTTTGGGAACATGATGAATTTCAAACCCTCAACGATACTTCTACTAGCAAACCAAGGCATATATTTCAGCTTGAAACTTATGCGTCTTACCAATCCGTCTTTTTCGATGACTTCGCATGGTATGCGAATATCACCGTCATATACGATAGCGGTAAGTGCTAAGCATCCAAGATGTGTTGCGCCCTTGATCCTTAAGTATCCGTTCTCGAGTTGTGTTTCATAGTTACTATAAGGGGACTTGTCATTGTTCATAATGGCTCCTTTCATTAAGGGCCATGTATGTCACGCGACGCCTTAATGATCCATAGTACTATGAATCGACGAAATCGATTTGAACGGAAGGTCTGATATGTCATCAATCATTTTCTTCGCCAGACCATTTGATCCGGACTCCAGATACGGGTTGCCAAGATACTTCATGAAGTCGTCGTATTCCTCATGGGTAATCCATCCGCGTTCAATGAACTTCTGACCCTCCTCTATGATTTGGTAATGTGCCATACCACGGGTCATAAGAAGTCCAGTATCTTTTTGTTTTGCTTTATACAAGATCAATGTCCACAATCCACTGGATGCGAATACCGATCCAATGATTGTAATCAACATTTCGATCCAATGCATTGATATGATCCTTTCTATATAATATCTCGGAGGCTCCTGGGAGGCGTATGCTCCCGGAAGAACACTGGTGGGTGTGGATGCCAATCATCCGCTTAACCATACTGGTGGAGCGGCGACTCATACCATATCTCAACAAGAACTTCCGCCACATATTCATGATCTATTCGCTTACGCCAGCGGCGATACGAACATGAGCACTCCGAACTTCGTTATGAATCAATGGACTTATCCGGGACAGTATCTACAGAATGGAAAATGGTATCCTCGATTTGGTCATACCGCCGGCAACAGCCATGCTGGTATTACCGAATATCCGAATAATCCTATGAGCATCGAACAGCCATATGTCGCCGTTTGTTATTGGCGCCGCGTTATTTAAGCGATTCTACGCCAATAGCATACAGCGACATATGGATTCATGAGCGGAAGATTTCCATAAATCTTCGTTCCTAAACCAGTCACTTTAGTGTTCCAGTTCACACCGCCATGAGTTTCCAATTCGAATCCAAACGCGATACGAATAGGTTTATGCGTATTGGCGTCTTTCCACGCGACGTGTATTCCAGCATGATCGTTGAAGTACGTTCCAGCCGCTAAATCAGTCGAACGGCCGACGTCAACGGTTTTCGCACCACCCTGCTTGTTGAGAGTGAAGTCAGTATCTGTTGCGGATACACCCACCAGTGTTCTTCCGGGAGCATACGCCTCCCAGGAGCCTCCGATATAGGACGCCGGTGAAGTGGTGCTGGTCGTCGCCAGAATCGTGCCGACCGGCCAAAACGTATTGCGAATCTTCGCAATGAGGTGCTGTACACCTGCCTGATCCAAATATGCAACCATTGTAGGTCTTGCCTTTCCGTGAGGAGTCGGCAAAGCCGGCGGAGAGAAGACGCATAGTCATAAGTACGGTATTATCTATGGTGACTTCTATGGTATGATGATCATGCGCCCCACAGATGATATTCATACGGGCGTCATCGACTACGCGCTCACGCAAGGAAATCGAATTAATAACCATACCAGACCGAAGATTAGCGAGGCTGTCATCGGCCACGCCGATACCGTATCTGGATCGTACAGCAAAAAAAGCACATGGTTATTCCAGAACGAGGGTAACACCACCCGAGCATCATCAATGCAGCCTTACGTAGCAGTGTATATTTGGCGTCGCACGGCTTAAGCCGTCCTTCTCCACACATACACCGCAACATACGGCTGAATCGTGCTCACCGTTCGATGATTGTGGCCTTCCGGCTGAATGACCCGCACGCCGTTATTTGTGATATCAGTTGTCGCGTAATGGTTTACCTGCTGCGATTTCACCGTTGCTCTCCACACGGTATTGCCGCCCGGAATGGTCATGACATTGGCAATGAAATCCTGTCCGCGATTGGCCCATTCGGCATACAGATCGGTCAAATCAACTGGTGCCGTCTTCTCTCCGCCGGCTTTGCCGGCGGAAAAATCTGTATCGGTGTCCGATGCAGAGACCATTACTCGTCCCTGCGCATAGCGTTCCCAGGTGCCACCGAATAAACTCGCTGGGGACGTGCTAGTAGCGCTGAAATAGAGAGATCCAACGGGCTGGATCCGGTCAAGAATCTTCCTGACTAGATGCCGAGCCCCCCCTCGTCAAGATAAGCTACCATGATATCATACCTCCTAAAAATATCAAATTCTGAAGAAACCGTCGATCGTGCTGGTGGGTATCGGTCCGATCGCATCGAGCTTCGCCTTGTCGGTTTTAGGCATCAAACCATCTCTGGACGGCGTGGCGAGCGGGATGGATCCGACGACGTCACTCGAGAGACCATCGAGCTTCCGCTTGTCGGCGGACGACATGAGGCCGTTAACCGACTCACTGGCGAGCGGGTATGTCGTGTTGGTGTCCGGAGGGACCTGCCACGTACCATCGGAGCGGAGGTACCGGTTGGACGCACCCTGAGCCGGAGCCGGAACAAGGCCGGCCTTTCCAGCTGCCGATCCCGTTGCCCCGCTCATGTTTCCGTAGGTCGTGTCCTGCGTGGTGAACGTCGAGGTCGTGCCGTTACCTTTGGTCACCGTGACCGTACGTCCCGATGCGGTGACGGACTTCACATAGGTCGTATTGATGGTCTGACCGGCGGAGTCCTGCGTTGCCTTGGTAGCGTTCGTGGCGTTCGTGGCGCTGGTGGCCTTGGCGATCGTATCGGTCGTTCGGACCAGAGCGGTCCACGGGCTCCATGACGAATTCGCACATGTCCTCGTCCAGATCCTATTACTGTTATCGTACAGGATCTGAGAAATCACACCCGACGCTATTCGCATGACGAACATACCGAAATGGTCGATGCCTGAAGGCTTATTGGCCACAGCGTTGCCGCCTCCGGCATAATACCATCCGCATTTCTCCACCGAATTGTACGAATTCAGATCATTGCCCGCGCCAAGTTCAACCGTTCTATTAATCGTCTTCAACGAATACAGAAGAGACCAATCGGCGGATGCCATAATACCGGAATGAGACGCATCGGCAATAGGATATGTCGTGTTCGTATCCTGTGTCTGGAACGTAAAGGTCGTGTCGTTACCGCGCTTCACCGTGATGGTCCTGCCGTCCACGGTGAGCTCCTTCACATACGTCGAGGCGATGTTCTGACCGGTGGAGTCGTTGGTGGCGGCATTGGCATTGGCGACCGCCGACGTGATGTCGCTGCCTGGATGCTTATGGGCTTTAGGGGCGAATATGCCGGTGAGAACGCTCTTCAATACCGACCACAACACGATTCTGGTACCTGCGGTGCCCTGCGTCGAGTCGATGATGAAACAGTCGGAATCAGCCGGTGCTCCGGTGATCTTGGTATAACTGTTGATTCGTGCCATGACAGCCTCCTATCGTGATTCGACCCACTGGGTCGCTCCGGAAGCACCGGGCTCCCAGACGTTGCCGGACACCGTTGAGACCCATCGCTTGCCATTATGACGGACAACAGCGCCTTCGGCATAGGCGTTGTTCGCATCGGTCGGCTGAGTCCACTCGGCGACGACGTCACTCTTCAGCGTCCAGCCGTCGACTCCGGGTTCGTGCATGTTGTAGTCCTCATTGGAGGACCACTGCTGATCATCATGCATGACAACGGCCGCTGAATCATACGCGTTTTCAGCGCTGTTCGGCTGAATCCATCGTGCGACCCCATCGACCGGCTTCATCAGATCCATCCACTTGTCGGTAGCCGTATCAGGAACCGTGTTGGCCGGGACATCACCATGTGCCTGATACAGGCTCTGCTGATAACGGACGATATCGTCTGCGACGTACGTCTTCGACGCGTCCCAGTTCGGGAGAATCGCTGCGACCTGCATCAGTTCATCCGTGGATAGCGACGGAGCGATTTTCTGCGTAATGAGACGAATCGCCGACTTTTCAGCGGCCGCAACAGCCGCACTGGCCTGGGCGTCGGCCTTCTCCTTGGCGATCTTATCGAGTTCTTCAGCGGTATACGGAATGTATCGCTGGATCTCCTCCTGTTCATCCCAGGCTTCCTTGGCCTCAACGCCTGGAACGTCAATGATGGTCTTCACATCCTTGCCGAAGACGACCTTATGACCGTCCTCATCAAGAACCGGAGCGCCATCCGGACCAGTCTCATAGTATTCTTTGAGCACCTCGACATGAGATACTTCCTCGACGCCTTCAACAGCGTCGTGATGGACGGTAATGGTCTCGTCAACGAGCTTGCCGGCATTCAGATCAATGTCTTCCAGCTTGAGTTCGTTCCCGTGTGCATCGAGAATTCTTGTCATTTTGACTCCTTTAGTTGATGGTGAACATTTGATCAATCGTAGTGTTCGAAATCGGACTCAGCAACTTCGGATCCAGCGTTGAATTGCGAATGAAATCCTGGAATTGCGATTCCCATTGCTTGATCAGGTTCGCCGAATCGAACGTGTTATTCACCAGTTCAGCAAATGGGGTGTCGCGTCCGATCTGATTCGTAATATTCGATTGAGAGATTGCGGTGGCACCGTTATTGACGCGAATGTCAGCGAGAACATACTCGCGAACCGTCGACGTGTTGGCCAGGACTGGTCGTGACGGCGAACCGGACGCCTGCCCTTGTTTGATGTAAATCATGTTTCTTCGAACCGGCGTCGACTTATCGACACGGAGCACCACCGAATCGATGCGAGGCATGGACGGTGATGCACTGACCAAATTCATGCGTTCATCGGAAGTGACCACGGTCCACGTATGATTGAACCATGCTCGACCGGTGCCGACCGCCACTGTCATGCCGCCGACGGCAGTCACGACCATACCCTTGCCCCATGTGCGGAAGACACCGTCATTGATGACCCCATCGAACATGGAGCCGAAAGTATCGGCGTCATACGTTCGGTCGTGATTGACCGAATTGAAGAATCCTGAAGTATATGTCATTGAGATCTCCTTTCGATCAGATGAATCCCTCATTGATGGTATTGCCGTAATTATCCAGCACGTAATTGCCGTACGAATCCTCAAGCGCATCGACACCGTCGGTGGAAATCGGCGTGAACGTCGGGTATTCACGGTAACCGTTATCGTCTTCATTGCGAACGTACTCGGTAATTCGTGCGGTTTTGTTGACACCATACGTGTTGTCGAACTGAATGATATCGCCGATATCATAGTCGCGATGATACTGAACAGAATCGAGCAATGCTATTTCAGCATCGAAAGAGTCGTTGGATTTCTGCGACTTGAGTTCGTCTTTACCATACTTTTCGAGTTCGTTATAAATATCCGAATCCGGACGAGGGTGATTGTCGGCATCGTTCAATTTGACGTCGGAATCAGTATAGAACGTTTCTCGTATATCCCAACCAGAACGACCGGTATTATTCGCTATGTGTTTGATCAGACGACGAGTTCTATTATCCTTGGTTTCCTCAGTAGATGCGACATATGCCGAATTGAAGAATTCAGTATCATCTTCGATAGTATCCGAAGAGATAAGGTTGTCGAATCGTGGCGAGAAGACCATGTAAGGATTGTCAGTTTGTTCGTAGGAACGATCCGCACCATACACTGTGGAAAACGCCAAATATGATGTCTTCCAATGGTCATCGGATTTCAGATCGAGTGAGAAACCCCAGTCATAATCATCGCATATGGTTTTGATGGCATCATATACGTAATCGCCATCAAATTCATAACTTCGTTTGTCTTTCGAATCCAACGGTTGCGAAGAATCTTTGATATTACCGCCGTTCGAATCCTGAATAACTTTTCCGTTTGAATCTTCAAGATCATTGGTTATGATTTTGAAGTTTGGGACCCTACGCGATGGCTCCGACGGGTTAACGACGTTCTCCTCAAGAATCGTTTTGATGATTTCTCGAGGATCGGTCGATTCGTACCTGACTTTTTTCGGAATCACCCTTCGAAGCAACAAGGCTTCAAGCGAGCGACCGGAGATGACTAATTGGTCGCCATCTTCGATGTCCGTACTCAGTTCGGTCTTCTCAATGATCATGACGTCATTGCGAGTCTCGATCTTCTGGCCATTTCTATCGAATACAGGAGGCTCAATCAGCCATAGATAAAAACCTCTAGGAAACATGTTGATGTTTTCCATAGAAGCCGGAAGGTAGAGTTCGAAGTCGCCATACCCGGAATACCGTTCAGTCCAAATGAGTGAACTGAACGTATCACATATGCTGACGACTTCGAAACTCTTATCGAGCACGAACAGCTGCATGGAACGTTTATTTAACTGTTCAGCCATATAACGTCACACTCCTGTATACAACGTTTCGTTCTCGATTGACATCCTGATATTATCAACACCTGATTCAGCGGAATACACAATGGTATTCGCGCCTTTATGCAACGTGATAAATCTCACGTCTCGATTGATGGCATTGAGAATATTATACGAGATACCATCTCGTATGACTTCGACTGATTTCCGTTTTGGAATGGTGCAAATAACCAATTCGTCGCCCGATTTGATGCCATCAGCGATGATCAGTTTGACTTTATCAGTGAAAACATCAATCTCCTGACCCGCCTCTTCATTGTAGATGCGAATGTTACGTACTGGAGCATCAAACGACATACGGATGATCACGCCGACTTCGGATTCGCCATCATACATGATGTTTTTCGAATGCATATTCTTAATGGCACCAAACCACAACGGTTTGGGTTCACCCACCGGATTATTCGTCCAGTTAAATGGAAATTCGAATACCGGTTCTACATTCGAAAAAGAGGTGACCCTATTCAACTCATTGTCAATTCTGAACCATGGGTCAGGACATTTGATGACGATGGATGACGCCTCTTTTTCGGAAAATATCGAAATATCATTCGATTCGACGATGCCGGTCGTACGAACCGAACGGGTGTCGGCATGGAACACCAAGGTGACTTCCTCTTTTTCTGGGAAGTACTTGTATGTTCCATGCCGAAGATCCTCAATGTTCTTACCCGATTCAGGATGATACGCGAGATTTATAACGATCTCACGCTCATCCTTACGGGCACCATTAAAGATCACACCATCGGTAGTGACGGTATTGCTTGTTTGAAGTACCGCATCGACCGGTCCGAGACCATCAATGGCGACGACGTTATAGCCAGTCGCCATTGGGTTTCGGATGGGGAGATCGAGCGTGTCACCACGAGCATTCGTAACAGTCATAGACTGAAACATCATCGACCTCCATTTCGATTCATTTGCTCGAATTGACGGAACTGCGTACGGGTCTGCTTGTAGATATCATAACGACTGAGCGCCTTCGGAGAAGTGTTGTTCTGCGTGAAGTCGTAGTTGTTGATGATTTGCTGAGGGGTCTTCTCAACATTTTCGGCAGCGTGACCGGCATCCCTCTGGCGAGGCATCGCAGTAATCTTGTCGATCATCTTGGACGAATATCCGATTCCGACTGTGTCGGACAGCATGGAATTCAGATACGCGGCTTGGCCCTCGACGACCGATAGATCCATTACCGGAGTAATGGTCGGATTGACGTCGAAATCCGGAATATCGATCTTGCCAATACCACTTAGCGAAGAATCGAAGACATCGATGCTGTTCGTCATCATGGTCTTTGCGGCTCGAACGACGCCACCGACATTATCGGCGATACCGTTCTCCAGGCCCTTGTCGAACCACATGCCGATCTTGGCCATGACACGTGACGGCGAATTGATATCACCCGCTTGCTTGGCTGCCTCAACGGCATTCGACACGGCATCTGCTGCGGCCCGACTGATGGCACCGGAATTGCGTGATATACCCACGGCCAAACCGGCTGCCAGATAAGAACCGGCACTCTCGAAGCTTCCTCGATACGCACGAGCACCGTTGACAGCGGCACTCAGAGCGTTGTTGAAGATGCCCGAAAGGTTGCCGATACCAGAACGCATGCCGCTGCCCAGACTGTTCGCCAAACTACGTCCCTCTTGCGAGAAACGACCGTTGTACGAGGAAATCGCCTGAGCGACCAAGTTGAGGCCGGTACGAGTGGCTCCGATTATCGGCGTGAACGATGCCTGCCAGATCGAAGCAAAACCGCTCAACCAAGTGGCGAGAGCGTTCAATGCCGAACGGATCTGGTTTGCTCCAGAATTCGCAGCACTTGCAGCAGCACTCATCTGAGACGAGAGATTACCGCTCAGATTGATACCACGGAAAGCGGAATTCAGAGCATTCACGGATCCGGTCAAGGTCGTTGTGCCAGTGCTCAACGCCGTGTTCAAATCGGACAGACCAGTACTAATGGAACTATTGGCATTTTGAATGGCCCTGACCAGAGACATGAACGATGTCGCGGCGAGCGTGGACACGGCTTGCTGGAATGCCGTGACTCCGCCATACTCGGCAGGCATTCCGCCCATGACGTTGGATAGCGAACGGACCGCACTGACGCTGGCCGAAATATTCGAAAAATCCAGTCCAGCCACGTGTGATGTGTAGTTCGACAATCCGATACCGAGCTGAGTGGCGGCCGTGATGAATCCGACAGACGTTCCTTCCATCGACATGCCGCCGAGGCCATTGACGACATTGATCAACGAACGCAATGGAGCGAACGTCGGTGTGATGGCATCCGGAGCCACCTCGGAAACAGCGTTATAGTATCCAGCCAGACCGTTGCCAAGCTGTGTCGCGGCAGCCTTTATAGGACCGAAATCGCCGACCTGACTGAAGTCGCTCTTCAGAATCTCGGTCAACGACTTGACCGCTGGGACGGTATTCTGAATGGCTCCAACGTTGACGCCATCGCCCGATACAGCTTTACCATATCCGGCAAGCGCTTCGCCGAGACCTTTCAGGCCTTCAGTGAGCGTGCCCCAGTTCTTACCACCGACAATCTTCTGCCACCAACCGTCATCAGAAGGAACGTTCTGGAGAACATTGTTCAGCGTCTTAACAGCCGGAACCGTCTTCTGAATGGCTTCAATATTGACGCCATCGCCGGAGACGGCTTTGCCATATCCAGCAAGCGCCTTGCCCATTCCGGTGAGTCCGGTGGACAGCGTGCTCCAGTCCTTGCCACCAGCGATCTTCTGCCACCAACCGTCATCGGAAGGAACAGCGTTCAGTACACCGTTCAATCCGTTGAGTGCTTCGATGGAAGCGCTTATCGGTCCGGGCTCAAGTCCAGTCACGGTGATACCGTACATCTTCAACGCCATGCCCATTTGGACGAGGCCGTCGGATAAGGTGCTCCAGTCCTTACTACCGGCAATCCTCTGCCAAAGCCCATCGTCGGCAGGAAGTGCGTTCAGCACCTGTGTCAGTGCTTGAGCAGCCATGGCGGACGACACGATGGATGCCGAATCCAAACCAGCAACTACTGCGGAGTAGTCTTTCAATGCTTGACCAAGCGGTACCAGCTTGGTTCCGAAATTCTCAATACCATTGCCACCGGTTATGAAACTGGTGATGGCATCGAGAAGATTCGAAGCCGTGAGCTTGAGCACCACATTGGCCAAAGTATCAACGGCCGTTGCGACGGATCCATCGATCTCTTTGGCTCCGGCGATGAAGGGCTTCAGATTGGTCATGAAGTTGGACAAACCGGTAGCCAGTGCCGGCAGCGAACTTCCAATCGCTCCCATGATAG